TTGGAAAGAAAGACAAACTCTTAGTAAAAAAGTAACAGACACTTCTAAAGTAGACCGAGATCAGCAACTAAAAGCTGCAGATATTGGTAATAATAATGGAGCTTCTGAAACGGTAGCTAAAAAGAAATATCGTAGACAAGATATTATGAAACTTATGACAACAGACCCAGACAGATATGATGCAATGTCTAATGAAATTATGGCAGCATACCGAGAAGGTCGTGTAATTTAACATTTTAAAAAAGGATTTATCATGGCTTTAGGAACAGATCAAGTAACCATTACCACGGCGGCAACCTTTATTCCAGAAATTTGGAGTGACGAGATTGTTGCAGCCTACAAAAAGAACTTAGTTGCAGCAAACCTCTTTAAAAAGATGTCTTTTGCTGGTAAAAAGGGTGATACAGTTCGTATCCCTGTACCAACACGAGGCACTGCAGCTGTTAAAGCAGCAAATACACAAGTAACTCTTCAAGCAGCTACTGAAACAGATATTGCTGTATTGATTGACAAACATTACGAATATTCAAGATTAATTGAAGATATCGTCGAAGTACAAGCTCTATCATCACTCCGTCGTTTTTATACAGATGATGCTGGTTATGCTTTAGCTAAACAAGTTGACACATCACTAATCCAATTAGGTCGTACATTTAATGGTGGATCAGCTGTAACTTATGGTAACGCATACATTGGTGGTGATGGTACTACTGCTTACACATCAAGTTCATCAAATGCTTCTGCATTAACATCTGCTGGTATCCGTAGAACTGTACAACGTTTAGATGATAATGATGTTCCAATGGAAGGTCGTTTCTTCTTGATTCCACCTTCAGCAAGAAACACATTAATGGGTATTAGTGAATATGTAGCACAATCCTTCGTAGGTGAAGTAGGTGCTGGTAACACAATCCGTAATGGTGAAATTGGTAATCTTTATGGTATCCCAGTATTTGTATCTTCAAACGTTGATACTGCAACTGGTGGTGCTCGTATTGCCCTTATGGGTCATAAAGATGCTGCTGTGTTAGTTGAACAACAAGGTGTTCGTTCACAAACACAATACAAGCAAGAATATTTAGGTACTCTATACACTGCAGATACTCTCTATGGTGTTAAAGAACTTAGAGATGGTTCTGTAATTCCATTAGCAGTTCCTGCTTAATGCAGTTTAGCCCTTCGTAAGAGGGGCTATTTTTATGTCTATTCTTATCAGTAGGCATAAATATACTTAAAGGAGACTGTTATGTTAGTTAGAGAAAAAGCAACAGGTCAAGAATTATATGTTACTGAGAGTGAAGTTAAAACTTATCTTGGTAGCTCAGCTTGGGAAGTAGTTAAGGAAACTGTTAAAGCTCCTAAAGAGGAAGTAACAGAAAAGCCAAAAGCCACTAAAGAGAAAAAAGAAAGTATTTTAAACAAACTCTTTAATTAAGGAATATCATGGCAATTTTTCGTGGAGCAGGTGGTTCAGGTGATGCTACAACAGATGCAACTAGTGAAGGTATAGTAGCCTCTAATGCAGCTACGGCTGCTGCAGCTAGTGCTTCTGCTGCTGCTACAAGTGAAACAAATGCTGCTTCAAGTGCCTCTGCTGCCTCAGCAAGTGCAAGTGCAGCATCTAGTTCCGCATCTAGTGCAGCTAGTTCAGCTTCTACAGCAACTACTCAAGCAACAAATGCTTCTACTTCAGCAACTGCAGCTCAAACTGCACAAACTAATGCAGAAACAGCTGAAACCAATGCAGAAACTGCAGAGACTAATGCTACTGCTAGTGCTATTTTAGCTAATGATTGGGCTACAAAAACATCAGGTCCAGTTGCTGGTGGAGAATACTCAGCTAAATATCATGCTAGTTTAGCTTCAACTTCTGCAAGCAATGCCTCATCTTCTGCTTCAACTGCTACTACACAAGCTTCTAATGCAAGTACATCTGCAACTAATGCAGCTAATAGTGCAACGGCTGCTGCTGCTTCATTTGATAGTTTTGATGACATTTACTTAGGTGCTAAAGCAACAGCTCCTACACTAGATAATGATGGTAATGCTTTACAAACAGGGTCTCTTTATTGGAATACAACTTCTAATTCTTTATTTATTAGAAATGGTGGTGCTTGGGATCCAGCTGCTTTTTCTGCATCAGGATCAGTAACTGCTTTTAATACAAGAACAGGTTCAGTTACATTAACAAGTGGTGATGTTACTGGAGCATTAACTTATACACCACTAGCACCATCAGCAATTGGTACAACAGTACAAGCTTATGACGCTGATTTAGGTGCTATAGCTGGATTAACTTCTGCTGCTGATAAAGGTATTCAATTTACTGGTGCAGGCACTGCTTCAACATTTGATTTAACAACAGCTGGTAAAGCATTGCTAGATGATGCAGATGCTTCTGCACAAAGAACTACATTAGGTTTAGGTACTATTGCTACTGCTGCAGCTCCTGCTGGCACAGTTGTAGGTACATCAGATACTCAAACATTAACAAATAAGACAATTGCTTTAGGATCTAACACAGTTAGTGGTACTTTAGCACAATTCAATACAGCAGTTACAGATGCTGACTTAGTATCTTTAGCAGGTACTGAAACACTTACAAATAAAACTCTTACATCACCAACACTTACAACACCAGCATTAGGTACACCTAGTTCAGGAACATTAACTTCTTGCACAGACTTACCTATAGGAACAGGTGTTAGTGGACTTGGTACTGGTGTAGCTACATTTTTAGCAACACCATCTAGTGCTAATTTAATAAGTGCTGTTACAGATGAAACAGGAACTGGTGCTCTAGTATTTGCTACTTCACCTACTCTTGTTACTCCAATATTAGGAACTCCAACTTCAGGTGATCTAACTAATTGTACTTTCCCTACTTTAAACCAAAATACAACTGGAACAGCTGCTGGATTATCAGCAACATTGGTAGTAGGATCAGGAGGTACTGGAGCAACTACTCTTACAGGTGTACTTAAAGGTAATGGCACTTCAGCATTTACAGCAGCTACTGCTGGTACAGACTATTTAGCTCCACCTTCAGGTACAGCAATTCTTAAAGCTAACTCAGGTGGTGCTTTAGCTAATGCTACAGCAGGAACAGACTATGCAGTTCCTACAACAGCATCTACATGGTCAACATCACAGCGTGGTACAGTCACTACAGACAATGATGGTTCATTTGATATGTCAGTGACTAATAACTTTAAATGTACTCCTACAGCTACATTTGCTCTTACATTTACTAACATTACAGCAGGTCAATCAGGCTATGTATTATTGGTAAACACAGGTGGTTATACTGTCACAGCAGCAGCAACTACTAAAATAAATACTACATTCTTAGCTACAGTAAGTGCAGCAGGTACATACTTACTATCATACTTTAGTGATGGAACTAATGTATATGTAACTACTGGTGGGATAATGGCATAATGGCTGTTCTTAATAATAGTAATGCTATTAGTACTACTGGTGGTTATGACATAAATAACTCACTTCGCTTTAGACGTAGTGCATCTGCTTATCTATCAAGAACACCAGCAAGTAATGGAAATGCACAAAAATTTACTTATAGTGTTTGGCTTAAAAGAGGAGTTTTAAGCGTAGATTATTTAGGGTTATTTTCAGCAAATACTGGTGCTGGTGGTGGAGATGGGTGTTATTTTAATAGCACTAATTCTATTAGATTTTATGTAGCTGGAGCTACAGCTGGAGATTTAGTCACTACACAAGTATTTAGAGATTCATCAGCTTGGTATCATATTGTTGTAGCAATAGACACTACTCAAGCAACTGCATCAAATAGAATTAAAATTTATGTAAATAACAATCAAGTTACAGCATTTAGCACAGCTTCATATCCAACTCAAAATTATAATTTTTTAAATTTTAACACATCATCTTATGCTCAAAGAATTGGACAACTTTATACAGGATATTTTGACGGATACTTAACAGAAATAAACTTCATTGACGGACAAGCCCTAACTCCATCATCATTCGGCGAAACAGATATAGTAACTGGCTCATGGGTAGCTAAGAAATACACAGGTACATATGGCACTAATGGTTTCTATTTAAACTTCTCTGACACTTCGGCTCTTACAACTACAACCAATGTAGGTTTAGGTAAAGACTTTAGTGGTAATGCTAATAGATGGACTACTAACAATATATCTATCACTAGTGGCACAACCTATGATGCTATGATAGATAGTCCTACGCTAACAAGTGCGACTGTGGCTAATTACTGTATGCTTAATCCTTTAAGATATGGCACAGGTTCAAGTTCAACTACAACTATTTCAGACGGAAACTTAAAGTTTGCAAGTTCAAGTAATGCTGGTTCTGTTGTAGGCACAATGAATATACCATCAACAGGTAAATGGTATTGGGAAGCAGTTGTTCCTACTCAAACATATAATTTTATGATGGTTGGAGTTATTAAAAATCAAGAGGCATTAGCAAATTTAAATGGTGCTGTTGGTTTATTATCAACAGGATATGCTGTTTATACCTCCAATGGACAAAAATATAATAATAGTGCAAATTCAACATATATGGCTGCTCCAGCACAAAACACAGTCGTTACTGTTGCTTATGATGCTGATACAGGCTCATTATATGTAGGTGCTGGAGGTTCTTGGGCTAATGGTAGTGGTTCCACTAACCAAGCGTTTGCTACTGCATCTGCTGCTTATACAGGAATTACGGGTGATATTTCACCAGCAGTAAGTTTTGATACTGGTAATTGTATTGTAAACTTTGGTCAAAGACCATTCACTTACACACCACCTACAGGATACAAAGCACTAAACACATATAACCTACCTGATAGCACTATCAAAAAAGGTAATACTGTGATGGATGCAACGCTATATACAGGAACAGGTGCATCTTTATCTATTACTAATGCAGGTGCATTTAAACCTGACTTTGTTTGGATGAAGGGAAGAAGCAATGTTCGCAACAATAACTTGTATGATAGTGTAAGAGGAACAACAAAAGAATTAAGTTCAAACTCAACAGGCGCTGAATCTACTAATTCAACTGGTCTTACTGCGTTTAATTCAAATGGTTGGACTATTGGTTCTGATGGTGGTATTAACACCTCTAGCGAAACTTATGTAGGATGGCAATGGCAAGCTGGTCAAGGAACTAATACATCTAACACAAGTGGTTCTATCACGAGTACTGTATCTGTAAATACAACTGCTGGGTTTAGTGTTGTGACTTATACAGGAACAGGTGCTAATGCTACAGTAGGACATGGTTTAGGTGTTGCACCTAGAATGATAATATTTAAATCTAGAAGTGCAGCACAAAACTGGGCTGTTTATCATGCTTCTATTGGGGCAACACAATATCTTCGTTTAAATGGAACTTTAGCAGCTACTACAGATTCTACTTTTATGAATAATACTTCTCCAACGAGTTCAGTATTTTCAGTTGGTTCTAGTAGTGATGTCAATGCAAATACAGGAACATTTGTAGCTTATTGCTGGGCAGAAATAGCAGGGTTTAGTAAGTTTGGTTCTTACACAGGCAATGCTTCTACAGATGGACCTTTTATATACACAGGATTTAGACCTAAATTTGTGATGATTAAATGTTCTTCAAGTACCACAAATAGTGTATGGGTAATTAAAGATACATCAAGAAATTTATATAACACAGCAAATGCAAATTTATATGCCGACCAATCATTAGCAGAAGATACGACTTCTACGGTTAATATAGATTTATTATCTAATGGTTTTAAATTAAGAGGCACATACCCAGGAATAAACGCAGCACAAACTTACATATACATGGCATTTGCAGAAAACCCATTTAAAAACGCTAACGCAAGATAACAGGAGAAAACTATGTTTTTACTAAACGGAAATAGATTAGCAGAGGGTACCTCCTTTTATGATGCTAATGGTACACAATACCCACCACAATGGCTAAATACTTCTACAGAAGAAGAAAAAGCAGCTATTGGCATTACATGGGTAGCTGACCCTGTTCGTGCTGATGATAGATTCTATTGGGATGGTGATATAAACAACCCTAAAGCTCTTGAAGATAAACTTGAAGAAGATGGTTCTACAACTAAAGGACTTAAAAGTCAATTTGTAGTTCAAGTTAAAGACACAGCAGGTAAACTACTTAATGCTACAGACTGGTATGTTATTCGTAAATCAGAGAGAAATGTAGAGATCCCTGCAGAAGTAGCTCTAAAACGCACACAAATCGTTACAGAGTCAAATAGATTAGAAGTTGACATTAATGGTGCAACAACTGTAGAAGAACTAATTACAGTACTTAATAATCAAAATTGGAGTTAGTAATGGTTAAGACAGATGTAGAAGCAAGGCTATCAACACATGAAGAGGTTTGTGCCCTTCGTTATGAACAGATTAATGCTCGTCTTAAAAGGTTAGAACAAATTCTTTTAGGTACAGCAGGCTTTGTTATTATATTTCTTTTAACCCAGTTTGTAAATTTAGCTAAGTAAGATGCTATTAACTAAACAAAACTTGCGTAAACTCTATGCCTGTTTTGTTAAACTACCCCCATTTAATCTGTACCCAATGCCAGCACCTCATAAAGTGGGCTTTGGAGTTATGGATACAAAGGGAGAAGTGTTAGGGTACTTTCACACTTACCCTACAAGAATAGAAGTAGATGTTGCTAATGATTCTTTTTTAAAAGTATCTGAGACCCTTATGCACGAAATGGTCCATTGTATGTTATGGAATAGTGGACATACAGATTATGATAAGCACTCAGTTAAGTTTAAAAAATATTCTAAAATAGTTTGTGAAGAGTATAACTTTAATTTAGAGGAATTTTAATGGATCCAATTACACTATTAGCAGCATTAGGACCTTTAGCTGTTGACTTAGGTAAATCCCTAATCAATAAGTTTATAGCTCCTGATGTGTTTAAACCAGCTACTATAGAACAATATGCTCAAATGAAATCTATTGACTTAGAGTTCTTTAAAGTAATGAATGAAGCAGGTGGAGGTAATCCATCTTACCCTTGGGTAGAAGCCATAGTTAGATTAATGCGACCTATCATAGGGCTTCTTGTGCTTTCTACATGGGTTATTATGCACCTTAATGGTACAGCAACTCCTGAAGTAGATAACTTTGCTAGTGCAGTTGGATTCTATCTCTTTGGAGAACGCAGTTTGTTCTATATTAAGAAGAAATGAAACTAACTCCTAACTTTAGTTTAGAAGAACTTACATTTAGTCAAGTAGCATCAAGAAGAGGAATAGATAATACACCCTCTGCTAAAGTAAAAGATAATTTAGAAAGACTTGCTTTATTTTTAGAACAAGTCCGTAAAGTGGTTAATAAACCCATATCCATAAGTTCAGGATATAGATCAAAGGAAGTTAATGAATCAGTGGGTGGATCTAAGACATCTCAGCATTGTGAGGGGTGTGCAGCTGACTTTAATGTCAAAGGAATGTCTCCTGATGCTGTGGTTAGAGCCATTGTCACTGCTGATCTTCCTTACGATCAGGTCATATTAGAATTTGATAGTTGGATACATATATCTATTCCAACTGTTAAAGGCAGTACCCCTAGGAAACAAGCCTTAGTAATAGATAATAAAGGTAAAAGAAACTTTAACTAAAAGGAAAATATTATGCCAATGGTCGGAATGAAGAAGTTTGCTTATACTTCAAAAGGTAAAAAAGAAGCTAAAGAATATGCAAAGAAAACTGGTAAAAAAATGGCTGCTAAACCTGTTAAAAAAGCTGGTGCAAAGCGTGGCTACTAAACCAGGACTGTATGCTAACATTAATGCTAAGCGTGCTAGAATTAAAGCAGGCTCAGGTGAAAAGATGCGTAAGGTAGGGGCGAAAGGTGCTCCTACTGCTAAAGCGTTTAAACAATCATTAAAGACTGCGAAAAAGAAATGAGTACTCCAGCATGGACAAGAAAAGAAGGCAAGAATCCTAAAGGTGGATTGAATGCCAAAGGAAGAGCTAGTTATACAGGAGGCACTCTAAAAGCCCCTGTTAAAACTGGTGATAACCCTCGTAGGGCTTCTTTCTTAGCTCGTATGGGTGGTATGCCTGGACCTGAAAAGAAACCTAATGGAGAGCCTACAAGATTACTACTATCTCTTAAAGCTTGGGGTGCCTCTTCTAAAGCAGATGCAAAAGCTAAAGCTAAAGCCATATCTAACAGAAATAAAAACAAAAAGAAGTAGTTGACAAATAGCCATACTTATGGTATAATTGTTATATATACTGGGAAAATTACACATGACTTATTTAGAAATTGTCAATAGGGTTTTAAGAAGGCTTAGAGAGCAAGAGGTTGAATCTCTTACTGTTAATACTTATTCTACGCTTATTGCAGACTTAGTTAATGAAGTTAAACGAGATGTTGAAAACTCATGGAATTGGAGTGCTCTTCGTACAACTTTAACTGCTACCACTGCCCCTGACTTATTTAATTATGTCTTAACTGGCACTGGAACTAGATTTAGAGTATTAGATGTTATTAATGATACAACTAATACTTATATAGAAAGTAGACCAGGGTCTTGGTTTGATAGACAGTTTCTTATGGCTACTGTCCAAAAAGCTGCTCCAGCTTACTACAACTTTAATGGTGTAGATGCAAATGGTGACACACAAGTTGATGTATTCCCTATACCTGATGGTATTTATGATTTAAGATTTAATGTTATCCTTCCACAAGCTGATTTAGTACTTGCTACTGATGTTTTACAAATTCCTGCACCTTTAGTTATTGAAGGAACACTAGCTAGGGCTATCTCTGAACGAGGTGAAGATGGTGGATTTATGGAACAAGAACAACGCTTCAGAAGTATGCTTGCTGACTATATTGCTATAGAAGCAGGGCATAGATCTGACGAAACAGTTTGGTATCCTAGTTAATGGCTGGTCCATTAAAAACCACTAGTATAACAGCTCCTGGATTCATGGGTTTAAATACCCAAGATTCAGGGGTTACTCTTGAGAGTGGTTATGCTACTGTTGCTAATAATTGTATTATTGACAAATATGGTCGTTTAGGTGCTAGAAAAGGTTGGGATCTTTTAACAGATCCTATTAATGCTGTATTTACAGCTTCTATTACTACTACTACAATGACTGTGCATTCAGTTACCTCAGGTACATTATCTATTGGTACTATATTGTCAGGTACTGGTATTACTGCAGGAACTACAATTACAGCTTTAGGTACTGGTACTGGTGGAACTGGTACATATACTGTTAGTGCATCACAAACAAGAAATGGTATCTCAGGTACTTACGCTAGAACATTAGCAGTGGTAACAGTAACAGCAACTGCACATGGTCTATCAGTAGGTGATACAGTTTATTTAGACTTTACTTCAGGTACTGCTGCAGATGGTGCCTTTGCAATTACAGCCGTTACGGCAAATACATTTACAATTACTCATGGAACTAGTGGAACTACTAGTGGTAGTGTAACAATATATAGACCAACAACTGCTTCTAATGATCTTACTACAGGTAGTTATTTAGAGTCTATATTTGAATTTAAAACAATTGGTGGATCTATTAGTTATTTATCATCAGGTGATGGTAAATTATATGCTAGTAGTACAACAACTAGCCTTACTAGAAAATATGTATTTGGTGCAGATTCAGGTGGTCCTGTAGCATTAAGTACTCAACCTAACTTTACAGGAAATAGATGGCAGTGGGCTGCCCTTCCTGAAGGTAGTGGTGCAGCTGCAGAATCTTATGCTTTTGCTGTTCAGTCAGGTAATCCTTTCCTTGTATATAGAGAAGGTGGTCATAGTGGTCCTTTTGTATTTCAAAGAGTAGGTACAGATTATGGAACTGCTCCAACTGGAGTAACTACATTTGACCCTGATACAGTATTAGCCTCTTTTGGTAGAATATGGGTTGGTGGACTAACAGATAATAAAACAACTGTATTTTATAGTAAATTACTTGATGGTGCTCATTTTACAGGAGCAGGAAGTGGTTTATTAGATATTGGTGGTGTTGTTGGACAGAATGATGAAATTGTATCTATTGCTCAACATAATAAATATTTAGTTATATTCTGTAAGAATAACATTGTAGTTTATCAAGGTGCTAATGATCCTACAACAATGACATTAGCTGACACTATTAAAGGTGTTGGATGTATTGCTAGAGATTCTGTACAGAATACAGGTAATGATTTAATATTCCTATCTAAGAGTGGTGTTAGAAGTTTTAATAGAACTGTACAAGAAAACTCTATGCCACTGCGGGAACTCTCTCTTAATATTAGAGATGACTTAGTTAGTTTTCTTACTGTAGAAACTTTAACTAATGTAAAGAGTGCTTATTTTGAAAGAGATGCTTTTTACTTAATTACTTTCCCAGGTTCTAAGACAATGGTTTATTTTGATCTTAGAAACATATTACAGAATGGGGCAGCAAGAACTACTATTTGGAATAATAATGCTGGTATAACTTATAAAGCGTTTTGTAGTACAGAAGATAGAAAACTTATTCTAGGTGTACCAAATGGTATGGCAGAATATACAGGATATTTAGATGATACTGCTAGTTATACATTTAGTTATTATACATCTAACTCAGACTTAGGTGCACCAACACAAGAGAAAATGCTTAAAAAAGCTAACTTAGTTGTTATTGGTAGTGGAGATCAAGACTTTGTATTTAAGTATGGGTATGACTATACATTAAATCCTCAGTCAGTCACTATTGTACAAAACTTAGGTACTAAAACATTTTCCAAATTTAATACAACAGCTAAATATAATATTAGTAAATATGCCTCAGCAGGTATTGGTGTTAATTCAATTTCTATGCCATTATCAGGATCAGGCAAAGTAATTCAATTTGGAGTTGAAGCTACAGTAAATGATAATCCAGTATCAATACAAAAAATAGATGTCTATCTTAAAACAGGGAAAATTTTATAATGTCTAACTATACCAAAACCACTAACTTTCTTGCTAAAGATTCTTTACCTGAAATTGATTCAGGAAAGATTATTAAAGGTTCAGAGTTTGATGCTGAGTTTAATGCTTTACAAGTAGCTATAAATACTAAAGCTGACTTAGCTTCTCCTGCTTTTTCAGGTGTTCCTACAGCTGCTACAGCATCAGCAGGAACTAGTACAACACAAATAGCTACTACTTCTTTTGTTACTACAGCATTACAAGCTTTATACCCTATTGGAGCTATTTATTCATCTACATCTTCTACTAATCCTGGAACTACATTTGGATTTGGTACATGGGTAGCTTATGGTGCAGGTCGTGTATTAATAGGACAAAGTGGTACTGGTCTTTATGTAGCAGGAAATACTGGTGGTAGTGCAGATGCAGTTCTTGTAAGTCATACTCATACTGCTACTGTTACTGACCCTGGACACTTACATACATTTAGAGATGTTGCTGCATCTAGTGGTAGTGCAACAGATCCCTATGGTTCAAGTGATGGTCGTCTTGGTACATCTTCTACAGCTACAGCTACAACAGGAATTACTGTAGCAAATAGTACAGAAGGTGTAAGTGCAACTAATGCTAACTTACCTCCTTATGTTGTTGTGTATATGTGGAATCGTACTGCATAAGTGATTAAAGTAGAATATGCTAATCTTCTATATAGAATATATGGAAGTCCCAAAGAAGGTAAAAAAAAGTTTTTAGAAGAGGCACTGACTTGGGAATATTATCCAGTTTATCGTAATAATGAAACAGTAGCTTTATTCGTAGTAAAAGGTAATAGAATACATTGTGGATGTCTTCCTGAATATAAAGGCAAGTGGTTTCCAATGAAGATGTATAAGAGATTGGTTAAGAATATAGTGTTAAAATATGGAAGAGCTGAAACATCTACTTTTCCTGAAACAAAAGAGTTTGTAGAAAGACTTGGGTTTAAGGAAGTAAGTAGGAATGAGAACATTATTAATTTTATAAAGACAGAGGTTTAATATGAGTTTTGTTACAGATGCACTTGGATTAACTGGACAGGATGAACCTGACTATAGTAAAATGGAATTTAAACCTTATTCTATTTCAGGTCCTACTGGTGGAGTAAGTTTTGAAGGTCAATCAGGAAAGGTTAGTCTTTCTCCTGAACTTCAAGCTCTGTATGCTAAATATACAGGAGCTGCTACTGAAGCCTTACCTTCAGCAGAACAAACTGCTTTTGCTACAGATGTAAGTAATTATGGTAGAGGTTTATTTGGTCAAGCTACTGGTATGGATACTAGTAAAATGACTTCTGATTATTATAATAGTGTACAGAATATATTAAATCCACAAAGAGAAATGGAAAATACTACTTTAGCTAATACATTATTTTCTCAAGGTAGAACAGGTATGGGTGCTGGTGTATCAGGTGGTGGTTATATTAATCCTGAACAATATGCTTTATTTAAAGCTAGAGAAAATCAAAATCAACAAATCTTTTTAGGTGCTGAAGATAGAGCTAGACAAATACAAATGGATCAGATACAAAGAGGTTTAGGTTATTATGGTATGGGTAATGAACTTAAATATCAACCTTATCAAACTTCAGCAGGTTTATTAGGCACAGGTGTTAATTTAGCTAATGTTAATAATCCTTATATTGGATATGGATTACAAGCAGGTACAGCAGGAGCTCAAGCCGGTGCTAATATAGTTGGTGCTCAACAAGCTTATATGGATACACAAATGGGTTTTTGGGGTGATTTAATTGGTGGTGCTTCTACAGCTTATGGTGGTTATATGGCAGGTAGAAAATAAGGAGATTTAAATGGCGACAATAGTTCCTGGATTATTTGGTAAATCTTCTGCAGATGTTGCAGCAGAAACTCAAAAACGTATAGATGATTTTCTTAATGTCTCTAGACAAAGGACTGGTCCTGGGTCAGGCAAACGACAATTAGGTGCTTCTTCTGGTGTTCTTTTAGGTCAACTTGCTAAAGGTTTGTTTGGTATTAAAAATGCAGAAGAACAAGCAGCTGCTAAAAATGAAGATATGGCTAAGTACTTTAATCAAATTGTTGATGATGAGACTAGAAAAGACCCTGGTAAATACTATTCATTAGCAGCTGAAGTAGCTAATAAATTTGGTGATTATACTAGAGGAGATCAACTTACACAAATAGCTCTTGATAAAGGTGCTGACTATCAGTATAAACAATCTCAAATTAAAAACAATGAACTTCAAGGTGTTAAAACAGAATTAGAAGTTAATGCATTAAAAGCAGAAGAAGTAGGTATGGTTGCTAATGGTTTTTTAAGTTCCTATACTAAAGCTACAGATGATGCTACTAAGAGTAAGATTTGGAATAATGTTATGACTACTCTTGAGAAAAAAGGAATAGATACTACTATTGCTAAAGAATTACCTATGGATCAACATACTAATTATCTACAAAGTTTAGTTGATGGTTCTGAAAATAGTGCTACTCGTTTTAAAAATACTAAACTTGCTATTGATACACAAACTAAGTATGATAAAATGGAACAAGATAATAAAATTAATGCTGCTAGAAATGAACTAACCAATCAAAAAATGGACTTAATGGTTATGCTTACTAGAGAAAGAATTGGTAGCAATGAAAAAATAGCATTAGAAAATAGACTTAATGGTATTGATAAGCAATTACAAGGTCTAGATATATCTAGTGCTTGGAGATCTCAAGCAGAAGCTTCAAGTAAAATAGGTACAAAAGAATCTGATATGAATACTAGAAAGTATCTTTCAGAAACTGTTGGTTTAGATGATAAAGATATTCCTAAAGCTCTTTTAGATTTTAATACTGTTTACAAAAGTAATTTAGATCAAAAGGATATGGATCCTAAATCACCTAACTATCTTAAACCTAAGTACTCATCTATTGAAGCATTTAATATGACTCAAAAACTTATTGAATCTAAAGTAGGTAAAGAAAAAACTTGGGGTGGTTTAGGTAGTAAGACTACTTATTCAAATCCACCAACTATTACTCCTGCTGCTTCTACAGAAACTCCTCCTGTTAATCTATTAAAAGAAGGTGCTAATACAGCTTTTGATAATGGTCAAGTTTGGTCACTTAAAGACGGAAAACCTATTAGAGTAAAATAATGGCAAATACTTGGAATGTTGTATCACAATCTCCAGTAGAAGAAAATTTAGTAGGGGTTGCACCAGAAATAACTGTAACCCCCACTTCTCAATGGAATGTTGTTAAAGAAGAACCTGCTCAACCTGAAACTAATATAGTTAAGGGAGTTGGAGGTGAAGCTTTAGCAGCAGCCAATCTTATTGCAGAAACCCCTCAGTTTATTGGTTCAGCTATTAACACATTTTTAGATGCTACTTATCAAGGTTTTGAAAGTAGTTTAAAAGGAGCACCTCGTATTGATTGGGGTAAAGCTCGTGAGAATGCTAATAGTTCTGTTAGAATGCTTAACTTTGAAGATGAGTTTAAAAGTTTTGCTGATGCTATAGGCTTAGGTAGTGAGTATGAAAATTCAAAGATTAATCAAGGGTTACAAACTCTTGGTGAAAAGATTGATTGGGTTGCTGAAAAAGGTGAAACTAACTTTGGTATTCCTAAAGAAGGAACTAAACTAGTTATAGATGCAGCAATGATTGTTGGTATTCCTGGTGTGGGTAAAGTTAAAGATGTTGTTTATGATAAACTAACTACTCCTTCTGCTAAAGAACAAATTAAATATGAAACAACTACTAAAGCGGACTTAGGTTATACTTCTCAATGGAAAGTAGATCCTAAAAAGACTGCTTCTGAACAACTTAATAAAGAGATAGTAGGTGAACTTACTGTTCCTAAATCTGCAACTAGTTCAAAAGAATTAGCAGATTCTCTTTATACTCTTACTGATATTAAAAAAGCAGATGAAACTATTGTTGCTCAACTTGAAAGAGAATTTAATAAACTAGGTATTAATCCTGCTTTAAAAGAAAAGTTTAGACGTTATACTGAACAAACTGCTTTAGGTAATGAGCAAATTAGTAGTAATATTCGTCAATTAGAAAAAGAAATTAAAGGTGTTCATCAAGAAAATGCAGCATACTTTCAAGATTCTAATTTAAGATCTGCTGTTAATCCTAATGGTACTACTCTTTGGAAAGACTTTGGATTTAAAAAAGAAGTACTTGATAATAAAAAAAGAATTGAAACTCTTGAATTAGAGATTGAAAAAGAAAAACAAAAGTATAAACAAAGAGAAGAACTTACTCTTGAAGAACAACAAATGTACAATCAAACTGTTGGTCCTCAACTTGCTAAGATTACAGATCTTAACAGATACCTTCATGATGAAGGTTTAGTACCTAAAATTGAATTAGATCCTACTAAGGTAGGTGGTTATGCTCCTCGTTATGGTATGCCTGAAAAGAAATCTGCTTGGCAATATATAAAAGACAAACTTGCAGGAGATAAATATGGTTTAAACCAAGACTTTGCTACTGCCTTACTTCCTTCTGCAGCTAAAGAACGTGCTATATTTGCCCATGAGTTTCCTGATGGTACCCGTAATATTGTGTCCTTTAAAGGTAACTCTATTGTTAAATGGGAAAAAGGTACTCCTAAACAATATATGCAAAGGGCAGGAGAAGAACTTAAAGCTGGGGATAAACTAGGTAGAGGTACTTTAAAAGAAGCTACTTTAGATGAAATTGAATTAAACACTCCATATAGATATTCTCGTAATCTTAGTGCTGTTACTGGTACTAGACTAACAGAACTTAGAGACCTTGCCAGAGTTAATGAGTGGATTAAACAATTTAAAAACTCAGATTACTTTAAAGAAGTAGCTCATGAAATTAAACCTGGAGTTAATGCTCCTCAAGGGTTTGTACGTCCTGAAAACCTTGAAAAGTTTCCTCAATTAAATAATTATGTATTTGAACCTAGAGTTGCAGAAATTTTAAGTGATTTTAATAAGACATGGCAACCTAACTTTTTAACTGAGGCTAGTAATGGTCTTGTTAAAAATATGATGTTAAACCCTTTACCACATATGCACAATGAGTTAGTTCACTGGTTTATTAACCGGGGTGCTAGTGGTATTTTAACACCTAAAGGTATATTACAATTTGCTGAGACTCTTCCTAAAGCTGTTATGGAAGTAATGGATAGAGGCCCTATGTTTAGAGAGATTATGAGACAAGGTGGATCTGTTATGTCTGCTAATGTTCGTAACAATGCTCTATTAGATAAAGCATTTAAAGAAAATCTTACTCTTACTAGTAAAGATCCTAAATTTGTAGAGTATGCAAAACGTTTAGGTAGGTCTCCATTAGACCTATATGAAGGTATCTCTAAGTTTTCTAACAAATCTATGTGGACTGTTCGTGATATTTTATATACACAGCTTGTTATGGAAACAATGACTAAGGGTAAAGTAGATTTACCTACTGCAATTAAGTCAGTAGAACGACACATGCCTTCTTATCGTTTGCCTAGTCGTGTAGGTGAAAAGATATTAGGAGCACAAGTGTCTCGAATGACTGCTAAAATGCTACAAAATCCGTCATTTGTTATATTTGCAAGATACAAACATGGTATGTTAAGTTCTTTACTTAATACTAGTAAAGACCTATTAATGTTAGATCCTAAGGTTAAGAAATCTAAACAGTTTAAAGAAGGTACAGATGCAGCTTTAGCTACAGCAATTGCTATAGGTGCTGTTTATCCTTTACTTGATTCTTTTGCACAAGCATTAACAGGAGATCAAGATTCTAAGGTTAGACGTGCAGGGGTACTACATTTATTTGATGCTGTAGGTGAAATATCTGCAAGTAAGAAAGATCCTTATTCTTTATTGTCTGCTGTTATTACATTTAATCCTACATTACAAGCTCTATTCCAATTAGCTGCTAACTATGAATTATATAATAGACGTAATATCTATAACGTAGAGGATGATTGGGATCTTATAGCTACAGATGTAGGTAAGTATCTTCTTAAAACAGTTCCTCAAGCAGGTGAAACATTACGAGCAACAAGTGAATTTGGTGGTGGATTTAAACAATGGTTAGCTAAACAGTTTGATGTTAAGACTAAAACTTTTGAACAAAAAGCTAGGGAAGAAGATCAAGTGGAACGTAGGAAATCTGCTGCAGAGAATCGTAAATGGGGTGGACAATAAGAAAAAGCCCTTATGAGGGCTTCTCTTTAGATAGTACTAATCGTACTATTAGTAAGTCAATAACTGTGTAGGTAAAGGCATCATCACTAAGGAACTCAATCCCTAGTGAAGCTCCACTAATTAAGCTTAGTTCATATTCTATCATATTTCACATGCTCCTGCTGTACAAGCTAAGGTTTGTTGACCAGTAGTATTATCTTCCTGTTCTAGAAAATCAGCCCAATCTATACGACTAGGAGTCTTTGCTAGTTGTTCTTTATACTCTTCTTCACTACAATCTTCATAAGGTGCTTGTTGATATGTGTGATTAGAGTATGGTAAGAAAGATACACCACTAATTTCGTCAAAGTGCTTCCATACCCATGATCCTACTTCAGGCCATTCATCATCTTTTACTGAAATAGTAACGCTAGGTTTATGTTCACACCAGTGTCTTTGGTATATTAACCAAATTTCTAACTGTTCAATAGCTGTCTTATCATTTCTAAGAATAGCATTTTTAGGTGCTTTCATAGGGAAACTAAAGACTGCTGTTGAATCAGGTCTAAATACTTCATCCTCTACAGATACTCCCATAGATTTTAAGTAGTCATAGATAGGATCTTTTTTATCCATGCGTATACGTCTAATGTAAAAATTATTGTGACGTGCGTGGATGCCACTAGCGGAATCAACCAACTGTGACACAGTACCTGAAGGTTTAACGCAAGTAATAGAAGCAGAAGGTTGGATATCAAATTGCTTTGCATATTCCTCATTTGTCGTCCTAGAGACATCTCTTAACCTTTCTAACAGTTTAGGATCAGGATTGTTAGTAATCTTAGCATCCATGATACCTGTTAAACTAACTCCTAATAGTCTCTCTTCAGACGTATTCTTAAGCCACTCAGAAGATAGAAACTGAAAGTTAGTTAAGGTTGATTGGATAGTTCCAAGTATTGTTGCGAGCCTGACCTTCTTAGTAAGGGTAGATTCGGTATCATTTTCCCGTACAACCACTTCCGTAAGATTACAGAATTGTTTATCACGAAGGATAATCTCTGAGCATGGATTGGTTCCGTAACTGAGAGTAGGATCTCGTCTTCCCCACTTATTTGCTTGATTCTGAGCAGCAACACGATTAAAGATTCCTCGTTCACCTGATTTGGATTTAACCAAACTGAGCCACTCTTCCATGAAAGTTTCACTATCTGGTTTCTCCGTGTATGCCACTGAGTTATTTGCGAGTCCTCTATGTGAATTATCATTATACCATGCTCCTGTTTTAGCATCTCTCATACGTTTATCTGTAAGATTAGAAAGAGAAATAAGAGCAGATCTTCTAACACCACCAACTACTACAATCTCTCCAATCATACACATAATATCATGTACTTCAATAGAGTTTAGTTTACGTCCTACTGCACCTTTAAATGTGTGTACTACAAACTCAAACAGTTTCTTTAAAGGTTCAGGACCACTAGCACGACCACCAAACACTTTAAGTCTAGCCCCAGCTGGTCTTACTCTACTGTAATCAAATGTAGGTATATCACCTTCCCAAAGGGATGATACTAGTTTCTTAAAGGCCTTAGCCCATCCTAGTTTACTATCTTCAACTACAATTACATCATCACATTGTTTTAATTCAGAAGGAATCTCTGGTAGTTTAGCAATCTCTTGACGTTCACAAGAGAAGCCAACCCCTGTACCGTTCATGAGTATATATAAAGCTTCACTAAAAGCACGTTTATTATTAACAGCAAGATAAGAACAATTATAAGCAGCGATGTTATCTCTTTCACAGGCCTCTCCAGCACTCATTAAAAGCCTCATAGAAGGCATTACTTCTAACTTTAAAACAGAATTGTGTAGTTCATCCCAAGTATTTGTATCTAATGTTACTTTAGTTTTAAGGTAATTAGTAAGACGTGTTACTGTTTCTTCCCATGTTTCTCTGCGATTTTTTTCAGGAATGTAACGAGCATACCTGCTCATCGCAATTACTTCCTGGTAAACACTTGGTAAACTACTCATATGTATCATAATCCTCTAGTTCGTTGTTTATTTCTTTTGACAACCTGTCAAAGTTGTCTTCTATTTTGTCTTGAAAAGAATCAACTATCTCTTCTGATGTAAGATTAAGTAGTTCCATTAACGTTATTTCGTCTAACTTCTTTAAATCTTCACACAGTTCGTAGAATGTTCTATTCATGCTTAGCTTTCTGATGACCGACCATTGTTATTATGTTTTGGCATGGACAATTGGTCCATATCCTCCACTGTTAGTTTCTGTTCTCTTATTTTCTTTCCGAAGATTCGATCCCAATTCTCTTCTCCATCCTTGGATAAAGGCTTTGATACGAGACTGTCTCCTGTTACATCGTTCTTTGTTGCCACTTTCTAACTCCTTAAGTAGTTCAATATAATGAATAACCTTATCCAAGTCTTTCATTCCACCCTTGTCCCTCCATCTACAGATGTATTTAATTACATTACCTTCAATGAAAGGGATATTGTTTTTATGAATAAATTCAGTGGGTTGTATTACAAACTTCTTGTAATGATTACCATCCACCTGTTTATTTAATGCATTCATATTAATTTTGTCCTATTATTATATCAAGTATCGTTGAATCTGTCAACTATAATCCTGGGTTTGCTTCAACTAATCTCTTAGCATCATACTTTTTAATACCTTCATAATGTTTTGATTCATTTTCATTTTTATATAAAGGAGTTATAGTTACATTATGTTTCTGTGTTTTTAAATCTTTAAACCAAGATAGTTCTGTAGGTTCAAAGAAAGCAATCATCTTCCAAACTAATTGCCCTTTTGAATTTAGTTCTTCTACTAACCAAGCATCAGGTTTTATCATATGTTTACCAACTTAACTGAACCTTTTTCTTTAAGGTT